GGCAGCAATGATTGCCTGACCCTCCCCCAGTTCCTGGCTCTGAAGGACTGATGATGGCTAAGTCGCCTGCCTGGACCCGCAAAGAAGGCCAGAACCCCAAGGGCGGGTTGAACGCCAAGGGACGCGCTTCTGCCAAGGCTCAGGGCATGAACCTCAAGCCCCCTCAACCAGAAGGCGGTCCACGCAAAAAGTCGTTCTGTGCCCGTTCAGCGGGGCAGATGAAGATGTGGCCGGAAGCGGCCAAAGACCCCGAAAGCCGCCTGCGGAAGGCGCGCAAAGCCTGGAAGTGCTGACATGGAATCCTTGGTCTGGAACACAATTCTCACGGTCCTACTTGGCGTGGTGGCATATCTTATGGTGTCAAAATTTGCTGAACTGGACAGGATCAGTATCCTGCTCAACAAGACCCGTGAAGAGATTGCGCGGGATCACATCACACGCGCAGAGTTCCGGCAGGACATGAGCAAGTTGTTCGACAGGTTTGACTTGATAGAGAAGAAGATTGATGGTCTGCGCGACCGCAGGGCTGCACCGTAATGCCGATAACATCAATGCTTACGGCATACTTACTTAACAAGGGGCTGGATAAAGTACCTGCCCCAGAAGAAGTAAAAACTGCCGTTAAATTTTTAGCAAACCCAAAAGGGTTTGTTGCCAATCGTTTGGCGCAAAAGTTGGAAACTAAAATTATAGACGCCGCACACAAGCGGGCGCTACGAACAGAAGATAGTAAGGCTCAAGATACGGACACGTATAACGCAGATACGGATACTGTCGCCTACAAAAAAGGCGGGCGCGTTTACAGCAAAGGCGGTAAAGTCCGAAAAATTGACGGCTGCGCCCAGCGTGGCAAGACTCGCGGGAAGTTTGTGTAATGCCTGTACAGTCCGAAGCTCAGCGGCGTCTCATGTATGCGGCACTGAAAGATCCCAAGGGCACAGGCATCCCCCGTAGTGTTGCCGAGAAGTTTGTCGGGCCCAAGGCCCATAAGGAGTCCGAGATGAAGAAACCGATGCCTGCCTTCATGATGAAGGACAAGAAGGAAAAGATGCCTGCCAAGAAGATGCCCGCTAAAGGCTACGCCAAGGGCGGCGGCATCGAGTCCAAGGGTAAGACCAAGGGCAAGATGGTCAAGATGATGGGCGGGGGTAAGTGCTGATGAACGCCGCAGAAGCCAAGCGCGAGACGGATTCTTTGGCTAAGCGTCACCCCAAGAAGGGGATTGACGGCACCATCCCGCCCGAGATCCGTGATCAGTTGATGGAGCGTCGGCGCGAAAAGATGTCTCCTATGGCTCATGGCGGCATGGCAAAGGGCTACGCCAAAGGCGGCTCTGTCAAGGGTAGCGGCTGCGAACAGCGCGGCCTTCGCAAGTGCAAGGTGGTGTGAGATGCGCCAAAGCAGGGGCATGGGTGACATTCGACCTGAACTGAAGAAGCGCCGTGACAACACCGACTTCCTTCAGGGCGGGAAACGCCATGCCCGCAGGGACAACACCGACTTTGCCGAGTACGCCGAGGGTGGTGGGCTCTATGCCAACATCAACGCCAAGCGCAAGCGGATTGCCGCTGGATCGGGTGAAACCATGCGCAAGCCGGGTTCTCCCGGCGCTCCTACTGCCAAAGCCTTCAAGCGTTCTGCGCTGACAGCGAAGTAAGCCATGACAACATCCGGCACCGCTACGTTTAATTTAGATTTGGCAGAGTACGTCGAGGAAGCCTTTGAGCGCTGTGGTGCTGAGTTGCGCACGGGTTATGACTTGAAGACTGCACGGCGTAGCCTAAATCTGCTATTTGCAGATTGGGCCAATCGCGGCATAAACATGTGGTGCATCGAACAAGGCTCCCAAGTCTTGACCGCTGGCACCAATACCTACACGCTGCCCGCCGATACGGTGGATCTGATTGAGCATGTGATTCGCACGGGCGCGGGAAATGTCTCCACGCAAACGGACCTGACCATCACGCGCATCAGTGTTTCCACCTACTCGTCCATCCCCAACAAACTCCAATCTGCAAGGCCGATCCAAATTTGGATCAACCGCCAAGGCCCTGCTCCGCAGTTCACGGTGTGGCCCACGCCTGACAATTCTCAGACCTACACGCTTGTCTACTGGCGGCTTCGCAGGATTCAAGACGCTGGTGCGGGCGGGACGTACACACAAGATGTACCGTTCAGGTTCATCCCCGCTTTGGTGTCAGGACTGGCGTATTACCTGTCCATGAAGATTCCCGGTGCGATGGAGCGGATGCAGGTGTTGAAGGCGCAATATGATGAGGACTGGCTGGCGGCTTCTACAGAAGATCGTGAGAAGGCAGCGGTGCGGTTCGTGCCTCGCCAACAATTCATCTCATGAGCAATCGCTTTGCAAACGGCGCAAAGGCATTCGGCTACTGCGATGTCTGCGGGTTTCGTTTTGACCTCAAAAAGCTCAAGAATCTCGTAGTCAAAACCAAGCAAACACAGATCAAAGCGTGTCCTCAATGCTGGACCCCAGATCAACCGCAATTACAACTGGGTATGTACCCAGTCTCGGACCCCCAGGCTATCCGCGATCCTCGGCCTGACACGAACACTTGGTACTCGTCTGGTGTGACTGCTACGGGCTCGTTCGGCGGGGGTAGCCGGGTGATTGAGTGGGGTTGGAACCCTGTGGGTGGGTCCAGAAGTTTTGATGCCGCCTTGACGCCAAATGCCTTGGCACCAAGTGGTTTAGTAGGTACAGTCACAGTATCCGTTTCCTAAGGAGCGATGATGGAAAAAGCAATGCGCAAGGTTGCCAAGCAAGAAGTTGGCAAGCCGATGACCAAGCTCGCCAAGGGCGGGAAAGCCTTCAAGAAGGGCGGTCCCACCTCTGAGGATCGTATGCGCCTGGGCAAGAATATGTCCCGCGCCATGAACCAGAAGACGGGGTGAAACATGGGCAAGATCAAGCAACTCCCCCCTGCCAAGCAGGCATACCCGCAAGGCCCGGTCAACCCGCGTGACCTGTGCGTGGTGATGGGCAACATCTCCAAGGAGTCCGCTCCGGGTCCGAAGACCACGGGCATCAAGCAGCGCGGGTCCGGTGCTGCTACGCGGGGCTTCATGTCTCGCGGGCCGATGGCGTAAACCATGAACTACACCGAGTTGAAGACCGCTGTTGAGGATGCCACTGAGAACACGTTCTCAGCGACAGACTTTGCCACGCTCACGCAGTTGGCAGAACAGCGCATCTACAACTCGGTGCAGCTTCCTGCGCTGCGCAAGAACGTCACGGGCACGCTGACCAGCGGGAATCAGTACCTCTCGGCACCGACAGATTTCCTGTCTGTCTTCAGCATCGCAGTCATTGATGCTCTGGGAAACTACGAGTACCTGCTGAACAAGGATGTGAACTTCATCCGCTCGGCGTTCCCAAACCCCAGCACGACAGGCACTCCGAAGTACTACGCCCTGTTCGGCCCTGACTCGTCAAATTTAACGGAGTTGACCTTCATCCTCGGTCCTACTCCCTCTGCTGGGTTGACGGCAGAACTGCACTACTTCTACTACCCGGTGAGCATCGTGACTGCGGGTACGTCTTGGCTGGGTGACAATTTTGACTCCGCGCTGTTCAACGCGGTGATGGTCGAAGCCGCCCGGTTCATGAAGCAAGAGCAAGATATTGTCCAGATGATGGACAAGGAATACGCCCAGTCGCTGGTTCTGTTGAAGAACCTTGGTGATGGCAAGCAGCGACAGGACGCTTATCGCAGCGGCCAAGTCCGGACAAAAGTGGTTTAAGGAGTAAGAAATGGCTATTACCCAAGGAATGTGCAGTTCGTTTAAGCAGCAAATTTTGCTGGCTGAACACGACATGGATACCGACACGTTCAAGATTGCGCTGTATACGTCAGCGGCGTCTTTGGATGCTTCAACCACGGTGTACACGACCTCCAATGAGGTTACGGGTACTGGCTATACCGCAGGGGGAAACACGCTAACCGGCGCTACGGTGACGCTAACAGGCACCACGGCGTTTGTGGACTTTTCAGATACGTCTTGGTCAACGGCGACCATCACGGCCCGAGGGGCGCTGATCTACAACTCCAGCAAATCCGACAAGGCGGTCGCTGTTTTGGACTTTGGATCAGACAAGACCTCTACTGGTGGCACGTTTACCATCCAGTTCCCTGTCAACGACGCGACGAACGCCATCATTCGGATTGCGTAAGGAGGGGGTATGGCAAGCAGTTTCCCCGGCGCACTTGACAACATTGCAGCAAACAAGACCAACTCAACAGTCAGTCTTGACAATCACGCGCCGCACCATAACGACCTTGCAGACGCGGTAAACGCTGTTGAAACTGCGCTGGGCGTAAACCTTAACAACGTTATCAGCCTGCCGCAGAACGCTCAAAGCGCGGCTTACACGCTTGTTTTGTCTGACTCTGGAAAGAGCATCGTCCACCCGATCTCGGACAACAACGCTCGGACCTTTACGATTCCCGCAAACGGTTCGGTGGCGTACCCTGTGGGCACGGCGGTTACGTTCATCAACATGATCAATACCGTGACGATTGCCATCACCACGGACACGATGTACTTGGCTGGTACTGGAACGACGGGAAGCAGAACGCTGGCGGCTTACGGTGTGGCTACGGCCATCAAGGTCACCAGCACAAGCTGGATTATCAGCGGGAACGGGCTCACTTAAATGAGCGGCGTACTGCACGGCGTTATTGCCAGTTTGGCGGGGCGCGTAAGGGACGCGTTTTTCCGCTATGTCACCCTGCTGCTGAACACCAGCGCAACGAACGGCGCTCAGAACAACACGTTCCTCGACAGCAGCACCAACAACTTCAGCATCACCC